GATTTTTGCACTTTGGGCAGTCGTAGCCGGTAAGGCTGCCCTGCGTAGCGTTGTACCAGTCGCACTGCATCTGCACATAGGCTTCCGGCGTTATGCCGCCCCCGTCAGATCGTGCCGTCATAGAGTGCGGTAGGCACTCCCTCATATCCTCCATTTTCGCTTCCTCCGTTCTGTTGCTTGTCGTCATATCTGCCTTCCATGACTTTTTCGAAATTTCCGTCTTTCATCAGCCAGTCAAAATTTGCTGACCAGTCGCGATGATTGCTGCCTTTCAAAAAGCTTGACGCTTCTGCCTTTTCAAACATCTGCCGGAAGTCCTCCGGCGGGTGTACCCGTGCCCTTGCCTTTATCGCCTTTTTGCGTCTGTCTGATAAGCCTCGGAGTTTAGGATAGCTTGTACAGATCGCGTGATACATGTCGGCTATCTCCTGATAGCTGACATTCATAGTCTCCGTAGGAGACTTTATATCTCTATCTCTAATCTCTATACTCTTATCTCTATACTCTGTATCTACATTTTTACCCTCTTCGGGTAACTCACCGGTAACAATGTTACCAGCATCTGTAACACACGCGTTTTCGGGGCTTTTTAGCTTCTTGCGTTCGCGGCTCTTTCGCATCAGCTCCGCCTTTGCGGTTTCGCTACCTGTCAAGCTTCTCACTTGGTTTATGAATAGTTCACCGTTTTCTAATATCTCAATCAGACCGATTTTTTTTAGCAAATCCATGGCAACAACTACCGTGTCAAACTTGGTTCTGGTGATTTCTGCCAGACGTTTTGCGTCATACGGCACCAGCATAGACCCGACGTTCCGGATTAAAATGCCGTCCGTTTTGAGTGACTTCAAGCACAGTTTGAGGTAAAAAAGCACATACTCTGCACCGTGCTCCTGCTCCTCAATCCAGCTGATAGCATCATCGTCGAAAAAATCATTTTTGAGTTTTAGCCAGTAGTACTTCTGACTTTGCGGCATATCGTTCACGCTCCTTTTCTGTGATTTTTTGGTTAACGTTAACTCTTGGGGTGGCACTGTTTAGCACAATGCCTCCAGAAGCTCCTGCGGGCTGCTGTCCCGCTTGTACAGGTCTTTAGCCGCCTGCGGTCGCTGTTGCTTTGTGTGTGCGTGACGGATTCCGGTCCGTATGTGTCGGCAACTCGACTTGTGGAGCATGCCGGAGTTGCACCGGCAAGACGCGAGGAACGACTTGCATCTTGACTGCTTGCCCCGTATGCGGCAGCTGCTACACTACCGCACGGAAAGGAGTTTTTTGCCCTATGGCATTTGATGATGTTGGTGGAGCGTTCAGGGGTTGCACCGAAAAATGTGGGTCACTCACTCCCGCATCATGACTGCATCGCTCCATCTACGGCGGCAGCGTACCACCGCCGCAGATCGAAAATAAAAAATGGAGGTCGCCCAAGTGGCGGTATGTAGATGTTGGAACGGCATGCCGGAGTTGCACCGGCAGTCTGGGGTTTGTCACTCCCCAGATATGACTGCATCGCCGTATGTGCGACGGGTCGCCCCGTCGCGAAAAATAAAAGGAGAAATGAAATGGGGGGATACGCCCTGACCAAGGGGCTAAGCAGTTTAACGTCATGCTTGGGACACGCAGCGGCTTATCATCTCCCGCACTCTCTTAATAGCTTGATCGAGTGTCAGATACTCCTGCGGCTTCGCAGGCGGTTCTGCTTTCGGTATGAATGACGGCTTATAGTAAACCCACCAATAAAGTCTGAAATCAGGTTCGCAGTCGCCGATAGCATAGATGGTGACACTCAGCTCATGCTTTGAGTATTCAAAAGAAAGCCTGTCCTGCTTCGGGAGCAGTTCGTTTGCGGTCAGTACGAGATTAAAAAGCTTCATCAACTTGATGCGGTTTTTTGCGGTCATGCTAACACCTCCTGCCAACATGCCAACCAGTTCTGTATGTGCTGATAGGCTGTAGCGGGTGTGTGCTCCTGCTGCTCGTGTATCTCCGAGCCGACGATCAACGCCAGCGGTGCACCTGTGACCTGTGGCAGTCTTTCCGACCACTCATAAAGATCAAATCCGGATTCCCAGACATGATATACTTTTTCTTCACGTTCTTTCATGATTTTTACTCTCTTTCCGTTTATCTTCCCTGTAGTAGGGGTTGTACTTTATGTACGCGGTGCAGAGCATGCCGCGGGAGCGTTCCGGGCAGCTGCACCAATTCTTGCACTGCTTGCAAGGGTTGTCGTTCATTTTGCTAGCCGTTCCTTTTCTTTCCGTTTTCTTGAAATTTCGCCCGCCCACGAGTTGAGGGCGATGTCGGCACATCTCCGCAAGATCGCGTCGATTTTGTCTTTATCTTTAACACGATCAAGGCAGTAGTTATCGGCTATAGAAATTTTTGTATTGCCGATCTGAAACTGCTCGACGATGTGCGGCTGCTCTCTCTGGTCTGTCATGCTATCATCTCCTTGTGGTCTAGCTTATGCCGTGCCGGCTTGTCTTTTGCCGGTCAGGCACCCGCTTTTTGGATTGCTTCGCCGTCACGGACACCGCGGGCGTATGTGATAGCCATAAGCACGCCCTTGTCCGACAGCCCATAAAGCTTCATGACCTGCTCCATAAGCTTTTCCGCTTCTTCTACCTGTGCCTTTGTTCTTTCGTCGTTCATTTTGACACCCTCTTTCGCTTTTTTGTTACATTTTGGTTACAAAATCGGGAAATTCATTGCAAAGCACGTCAAAACATGATACAATGTATACAAATGACTTTGGAGGTGTTGTACAAAAATGAATTGTCCCAAATGTGGAAGCGATAACGTTAGCGTCCAGGTTATCCAGACCGCGGCAAAAACGTCCCAAAAGGGCAACGGCTGCTTGTGGTCGCTTGGTCGCCTGACACTCATCATCTGCACTTGTGGTCTGTGGCTGCTTGTCGGTCGCCATAAAGGCACCGGCAAGACAAAGGTCAAAAATCAGACCGTCTGCGTGTGTCAGAACTGCGGAAACCGCTGGAGCATCTGACGCTATCCCTTATCTTTTCATCTGCCCCGCTGCTCCGCTGGAGTGGCGGGGTTTGTTGTCCGCCAGTTGCGGACGTGTGGAAGCGGTCATTTTAGAGCCGTACCGCCGGACGGCTGCGGGTTTACCTTACCGCTGTCATATACTCTACACGATACGTATATCCGTACTGCTGACAGTATGCCTTGCACAATTCTTCTTCATTTCCCATAAAACAGCCGCCGACTTCGTTTATAACGAAAATTTTAACTTTCATTCCTTATTCCTCCGTTCTGCCTTAGATCAAAACTCCGAGCCGCATGCAGTTGCTCTGTGCTTCACAAAACCGCTTCCAGTTTTCTTTTGACATATCTGCCAAGCAAGCCTTGCGTGCTTCTTTGTACTCGCTCCGTGCGATCTCCTTTTTTTCTTCCAGTGTTTTCATTTTTTTGTTCCTCCGTTTTCATTTTCCGTGACTAGCAGGCTCCGTGTCAATCACTGTATACATTATAGCACGTTTGTACTATGTTGTCAATACTGAATTCGTATAAAAGCACGATTTCCAGAAAATTTGTAAGATTGTACAAAAAGCAACTCGTTATTTTGTGCGATTTTGTTCTATATAAAATAGTGCACTAATACTACTAATGCAGTAATTTTGTACTATTACACAAAAAGGACATAGCGTTTTTGTGCTATTTTGTAATCAGCAATATATTGACAATAGTACGAATGTATGATATAATTTAATAGTAGAAAGGAGGTGCAAAAGTAAATGGAGTTAAAAGACAGGCTCAAAGACCTACGGAAAAAAAGCGGTTATGCAAGCATGCCGGAATTTTGCAATGCGGCAGATATAAGCTTTAACACATATCAAAATTACGAATCTGGAAAACGCATACCAACAACAGAAATGCTCATAAAAATAGCAGATTTTTATGGAGTTTCTATTGATTATTTACTAGGTAGAGAGCCAAAGCAAGCTGCTACCCCTCTTGATGAGTTTGCACAAAAAGAGCACTTAATACGCATGGAAAAGATGTTTTTCAAAAACTACCTCGAATTAGATGTAGACCAACGGGAAAAGGTGCTCGTATTTTTGCGAAAAATCGTCGAGGACACCGACGCGGCGGAAGAAGCAAGAAGCCAAATGGAAGTCGTCAGAGTGGCGGCGTACCAAACCCCCGCCGGCAGTGTGCCGCGGGAAGCAGAGTATCCACAGGAGATGCTGGACAACATGGACAAAAACGCTCCTCTGACAGACCCTGACTTGTAATCCATAATAAAAAATCACCTCAATGGTATACTATACCCGTTGAGGTGATTGTGTATGGAAAATATTTTTCAAAGGCAAACCGCCGCGAACGCAAGCTTACACTGCTTGATTGCGTGCGGCGTGTCTGCTCTGCCTGTAAAGCCGGTACGTATCGCGATGCACTACGGCGTGCAGTGTCTGGACTATGCCACTCCGCTGCAATGCGGCGAGGTCGGGCGGATTATCCGGCGGGCGGACGGCAGAGTGCAGATCGTGCTTGACCCGTCGCAGCCTGCTCAGCGGCGGCGGTTCGCCGTCGTCCACGAGCTGGGGCACTATCTTCTGGGGCATCTGGACAGACCGCCACAGCCCGCAGATGAGTACGCCGCGGACTGCTTTGCCGCTGGCGTACTCATGCCTGCATGCGTCCTGAGGGGGCTACACGTGCATAAGGCAGATGACATCGCATATCTATGCAGTGTCACACGTGGAGCCGCTGAAACGCGGGCAGGGCATCTACAGCGGCTATATCGGCGGGG